TTCCAATAGTTGTAAGTCGGGTAAGACGGGTATGCAGTCGTATAAACCCATGCGATTATGTTGTCGCCAAGTTGTGGCGTCACAGTCCAATCAGTAGGAAACAAACTTTCTACTGTGAGCTGGTCTACGCCGTAGTCGTCAATCTGCCTGCGTCTGCCATTCGATATAGATATGTTCTGAACGTCTGGCAGGGTTGTAAATGTTGTGCTGGTAGCGAAAGATACGCGCCAATCCCATGTAGGCATTAGACACCAACCGTGATAGGCACAAAGCCGTTCTGACGTTGGTATCGACGCAAAGCATCAACCACTGCTTGAGGGTCTGCACCGTTCACGTTGATAGTGATACCACCGCCACCGCCCATGCCAAATTCACCCATGCGGCTTAACGGGATAACAGCTTCTGGGCCGTTGCCTTCACCAATCATTGCCAAGGTAGGGCCAGTGACAATGCCACCTTCTGCCAGCATAGGAATGTTTGGTACATCGAATCCTTTACCGCCTATACCTGGTACCCAGTTTGGAATATTAAATGACAACTTGCCGAAGGTGTTGTTCCAGATTTTGGCTATGCCATTAAAGATTGTTTTGGCGACTGTGTACATGGCTTCAAATGCAGGAATGGTGACGTTGTTAATCCAGAACTTGATGCCACCAAAGACAGCATCGACAACAGTTTTGAATGGTTCAAATTTCTTGTAGGCCGTGACCAGTAACGCGCCTAAACCAACTACAGCAATAGCAATAAGGCTGAACGGGTTTAAGGCCATAGCAACGTTTACAGCAACAATGGCTGCAGCAATCGTGGCGATAGCCGCGCCAATAGCCAGCAAAATCTCTGGGTGTTCCGCTGCCCAGTCACCCATTTTGGTTAGGTACGGAAGTACAGCTTCAATGGCTGGCAACAATGCAGCGCCGATACTTTCCTTAGTTTCAGCCAGGGCAACACCTAAACGCTGAAACTGTCCCTGTGCAGTACCGGCAGCAATGCTCGCCTGGTCTTGGAATGTGCCAGCAAGTGCGGCCATCATTTCATCGGCTGATGCACCGTCTTTTTCCATTTGTTTCAATTCAGGCGACAATTTACCTAGGGCAATTGTTGAGCCCGCTGCAGCCTTGGCCATGGCCTCGGTGACTGTACTTAAACTTTTTCCAGTGCCTTGAGCCACGTCCATAGCAATAGACATGAGTTCCTGGGCTTTTGTGACGTCATGGGTCTGAGACATCAAACGACCAAGGGCTGGCCTCAACTCGTCATCAGTTATGCCGAGTGCTTTACCTTGCTGGCTAATCCAATCCTCAGTGGCCTTGATTTGCTCATCAGTAGCGCCAGTGGTGTTACGCATTGTCAGGGCAAGTTTTGCCTGTGCAGCATCATCAGCAATGGCATCCTGAGTGGCGCTGAACAGTGCAGCACCTAAACCAGCAATAGCAGCAGCTGCAGGTACGGCTGCTTTCTTGATAGCAAATTGGGCTTTAGCGCCAGCACCCTCGAGACTGGCGAATTCCTTTTTAGCCTTGTCAATTCCTTTGGAATCAAACTCCGAAATGATGGGGATAAATACAGCCATTACTTAACCAAGTTTCTGTTTACAGACTTCATAACTTCTTCAATAGCAGCAAGAATGTCCTGTGTTGCTTGGCCGTAAATGTAGGAACGTGCCCGCCACATACCGCGCTGAGCTTTGCCGAATCGGCTGTCTAAGTCCTGCACAAATTGTGACCCGCTGTTACGCAAGCCCGCAAGGTCAAAGAAAGCACCGCCGGCGTTTTTCTGTATCAAAGTCACCAAGGGAATATTGCCATTCTTGGCGCGTCCACCAATTTGGATAGTGACGCCTTTGCGCACTTTCTTGGCGTCATAACCTAAACGGGTGCCACCCTTTTTAGATGGGGCCATGCCAGACAATGGCGGCTTGTCGTCTGGGTATTTAGAAGCAACCTCTGTAACCATCTGACCACCAGCGGCTTTTATTTTATTTGTGGCTTTGAATTTGGTTTTGCTGTCAAGCTTGCCAAGTTCGGCGAGGGCTGCCTTGAGTCCGTAAATCTCTGTGCTAACTGTGGCGCTCATTTTTGTTTTTTCCTCGACTCGTTGATGATACTAATGCAAGTAGCCAAGTCGGGAATGTCAAATGCTATGTCAGGCGGCCAAAATCCTGTTTCTACCAGCAGTGATGCTAGTGAATATCGGAAGGTGCCGCCTCGGTAGGGTTTGGGCTTTCACTGTCCACAACCTCTAACGAGACTAACTGCTTAATGAAATCGTCAAGCATTAACGGCAAAGGCGAAATGCCTGAAACCTTGGCGGCTTCGTGAGCCATAAAGGCTAAGTCTTCAATGCCGATACCGCTGCTAGATATTTCACTGGCTTTGCGTTTGTATTTGCGTTCCCAATTCACGATGACCATGAGGTTGGTTTTGACTATGACGGGGCCGTTGCCCAGGTCTATTTGCAGTGTTAGTTGCATTGTCGGCTGCTTTCTGTTTTAGGTTTTACGCTGGCGGGGTGATGTCTCGAGCAAATGTGCCACCTGTAAAAGTGACTTCAATCATTGAGAGTTCACCGTATGAGCCGTTGATTGGCTGAAACGATGCGAGGAATGCGTTAGTGACTGTGTACTCAGGGTTCGTTGCTGATTCGGAAGCGCCTGCAGGCGAGATTGTAATCACGGAAGTGCCGGTACCGAGTGCAGCTGTGAGTGCTGCTTCAACAGATGTTGAGCCGTAAGAGGCGTAGCACGTCAATGTAACCTCGACCTGTTGAAGGCCTTTTACATAGTAATGGGCAACATCTCCGAAGCTAGTGCTCTCGAGAGCATCAAAGCCCACCGTGATTGCCGCTGCCGAAGTGACCGTTGTGGCATCGAACAAGGTGCCACCAGTAAGGGGCAAAATTGTCACAGTTGGGTTAGTTAGGTATGTGGTGGTGCTGGTGGCCATAATTACTCCTGGTCATGTAGGTGTGTCGGGCCACCGCTGTTGTTTAGATTATTGCAGATTCTACGCGCTTGTGTGTGCATCATAGGTTCTGCGATTGCATACGAATAGTTAAATCGTACGCGGGGAATTCTTGCCCACCGATAGAAGCCAATGCAGGATTGCCAGAAACCACGGCCACGTTCTTTCCTAGAAGGCCAGCAGAGATGGCTAGCAAGGGTCGTAGCGTGTCTAAATTGCCTGGGCCTATACCAATGACCCGCACAGGAAAAATCATTGTAACGATGTGGTCATTCATAGCGGTGAAAGATGGGGCATCGATGAAGCAGCAATTACTGTTCAAGTTTCTTGGGTCAGTGACAACCCGCAAGCCCGTGATGGTTGCCAATGTCGTGGCTAGGTCATCTATGGCTTCATTAAAAAGGTCTGTGTATGCCATTAGGCCACCGCTGGGCGGTCAATCCCTAGCAGCTGCTTAACCATTGGGGTGAAGGCGTTAGTCGTGATGGCTTGCCCCATTGAATCAAAACTGGCAAATTGGTCAATGCTTCCGCGCTGACGGAAATACGCACCGGCAAGCATGATGGTTCCAAGCGTCACGTCTCCCGATGGGCTGGTCGCTAAAGCATCAAAATACGATGCCTCTTGTCTGCGCCTGTACGCGACTTGATTACCAGCGCTGGTGCATTGTGCCAGGAAGGTGGTTTCATCGGCTGTAGGGCTCGTTAAACCGAGCCACAACTGAACCTGGGCGCTAGTCACCCATGTGCACGTCTGGGTATAAACCAAAGTGCCAGGTGGGATTGCAGCAGAGCGAAGTAAAGCACCATCAACATCATAAAAAAGCACTTGATTTGGAATGGGCACATTGCTGTTAAATAGCAAGTTGCCTTCTGTGTCAACGCCTATGTATTCGTATTCAGGCAATGCGTAAACGGTATGTGTGCCGTTTAAGCCATGGCCAAGACCTGAAAGGGTAATGGATTCACCAATAGCAATTTCGGTGTTTTCCAGCGTCTGGACAACTGCGTAGTTATCTAGACGCTGGTGAAAGATTACAGAATATGTAGCCATCGGCGGTAGCCGCCTTTCGGACTAAGCGATTGCGATTGACTTGACCTGGTCGCCGTCTGGAAGGAAGCAACTTACATAGCCGTAATAGCTGAACTTTTTGCCGAGCTGTGAGGCCTCGTCTTGAGTCATGATTCCTTGTACGGATTCGTAGAACTCAATGGCTGAGCCACGAGCTACGACCATGGTGTTATCAGCAAATGCGCGGTCTACGACGAGATTCAATCCAAGTGGGTTAAACGTGTTCATTTGTGTGACGTTTGCTGTGCCAAGTCCATTGACACCCATGAGTCCTGCCGCACCGGTGTATGGGAACACTGGTTCTTTATTTCCGTTTAATTGACCGCCCAATTTTTTCCAGACGTCAGGACTGACAAAAATGTGGTCAGGCAGGAAGTTTGTTGCAGACAAAATGTCGGTGGCGGCGTCATACAAAGCTGAAATAAGCGATGTTGGGTCGTTAGCAGTCACTGTCCAAGTTGAACCTGATGCTGTGTCACCAGCAAGGATTGCGTTACAAGCAACAGCGTCTGATTGAATCATGTACTGGCCTACGAGGTCACGCAAGATGATGTCAAGAGCAGCCGGGCTCGTGAAATCAACATCCTGAATTGACAAAAATACCTGCCCAGCCAGCGTAGTTTTGCTGACCACGTTTGAGGCAATGACTGGCGTACGAGCAGTTACAGTGCCAAGTTCACTTTGTGAACCTACCTCTGTGTGCGTAGTCCATGTCGGACGGATAAATGTTTTTTGGTTTCCGCCGTCTGGATAAGCGCGGACACCAACTGCTGACACAACTGGACGAATGTAGTTGAGGTCATCAAAAACTGGCCCAAGAACTGGCACTGGCAAAAGACCTGGTGTGTCAGTGGTAAGAACGTCACCAGCTGCTGCTTGAAGTGCGGTCTGCTTTGACAATGCGTAATCACGTGCAGCTGCAGCAACGTTGGCAAATGTTGTGCCACCGATGTGCATAGCGGCCATGTACTCGCCTGGTGTTGGTAGCGCAAACTTGCGTTTTGGCTGAGCAAAAACTGTTGATGCTTCGATTACTTCTGGTGCTGATTGTTCTGACACTTCGGTCTCCTCTGACTCTGTGGATTCTGGCT